TCGAACGCAGGAGCCTTGCTGTTGCCGTTCGCGTCGTAGCCGTAGCTTTCGAACTCTGCGAGGAAATTATCCCACGCGGCGGCACTTACGCGCTTCTTCTCAGAGGTTTCATCTTTGAGAGACGCCACCCCCCGCTTCTCGATATTATCAAGCTGGAGCGGGTCTACAATTCCCGCATTTATAGCCCGCTGCCTCAGATCGGCAAGGAGCGCCTCCTCGTCACGGGCCGGGTCTTGCGGGGTTCCAGCGCTCGCAGACAGAGTTGATGGGTCTATGCGCTTTCCGTCTTTGTTTGTGAACTCGTGGTGGACGTGGTTGCCTCGAGACTTCGTCCCCGTGTTGCCCACTCCCCCGATAACCGTTTCAGCAGTAACCCGGTCTCCATCCTTGATGGGGATAGAGTCGTCCTTCAGGTGCAGATACTCTGAAACGCTGCCGTCGTCGTATGTGATTGTGACTGTGTTGCCGCCGCCCCCCGTGCGGCTGACGCGGGCAACGCCGTCTCCCATAGAGTGGACGGGCGTTCCCGGCGCTGCAGGATAATCCACCGCCGAGTGGGTTCCGTAAGGACGCTCCGCCCCAAATTCCCCACCGGGAACAGGAGGCTGGCCCGCCCCCCGAAGAATGTCGGGGTTAAATGCCCCGGACGGAGCGTCCGTTGGCGGGTTCGATGCCAGTGATTGAGCAACAAGGCTGTTGTCTCGTATATCGGTTTCCCTGCTGACGATAGCGCTTCTCGCCTTCGCTCTGGCGGAGGGAGACATAAACCTGTTCGCGCTATCAAAGAATCTCCTTGCCCCAGCAGTATCGCCCCGAGACACCAGAACGTTGATGCGGTCGGCGGTGATCAGCGCCGGTAGTGTTTCCTGAAGCTCCTGAAGCTCCTCGGCGTTCAGGTAACCGGCGTTATAGGCAGTCTGTATGGTTTCAGTCGCCTGCTGGAGAAACCCCATCACCCCGTCATCGTCGTCAGCGTTGGCGGCTTCGTCTCCAAGCATGTCGAGTGTCTTGTTGAGGGCTCCCTTCTCCGCCAGCACCTTCTTGCCCCAGCGCAAGTCCTCTATGCCGGAACTGCTCTTCGCGAACATCGCCCCGGACTCTGCTTCGAACTGAGAGCGCAGAGCACGAGAGCCGATCATGCCGACCGAATTCTCCCGAACGCCCTCCATCCGCCGGTTGAAGCGGTCGTGGAACGTGCTGTAGTCGTTGTCGTTCTGAAGCTCTCGCTTCGCGTTCTCGCTCTCGATCAGGTAGTGCGCCTTCGCCTTCTGGTAGTCGTTCTCATCCTGACGCTGGGTGATCTCCGCGCCCATCTTGGCAAGCCCGGTGCCGAAGTCAGCGACAGCATCAGCAACAGCGCCGGAGTTGCGCATGACCGCAACCTGACTTCTGCCTTGAGGGATAGGCCTCGGATCGTATCCGTCTGGAACTCTAGCCATGCGTCATGGTGTCCCTCCATTCGGGGACTTCGACGGACGCCTTGCCCGTTTTTGTTCTGCCGTCTCCCCCACCGTATCGGTCGAACATCGTCGAGCCGGTCGAAAGCAGCGTGCTCAGAGCGCTGATCTTGCTCGCCTGCTTCACCGCCCGAGCCTCCCCGCGCCGAGCCGAAGCCGTGCGCTCGTTGTTCCGGGCATCAACCTCGCCGTCGTAGAGGGCAACATCCTTCGCATACTGGCTGTCGCCAGCCATACGGGCTATCGCGTCCACCACAGAGGGATCGGTCGCGCCTGCGCCAGAGGCCGCTACAAGGGCTTGTACACGCGATTCCTGTACCTTCCCTGCCCGAACCTCCTCGATAGCCTTCCTCTGCGACGTAGCCCTAGCCTGCTTGGCTATAGCGTCATACTGGAGGGCCTCGTCATCCAGCGCTCCAGCCTCGGCCTTACCAGCCGCAAGCGTGCCGCCCGCCTTCAGGGCTCCGCCTAAGCCAGACAGGATGGTTCCGACACTGCTGCCGTCAGTTTGTTCAATCGCACCGCTCATGCCTCAAACTCGTATAGTGTGGAATTGTAGCCGAGGTCGGCTATCATCACGAAGCCGAGCCGCTTGAGAAGCCTCGGATCGCCGGTCTCGTTGATTGCTCTCACCGGCACCTCCATCTCGCGGGCTAGCTGCCCAACTTTTCTAATCAACCGCCATACAGCAAATTTGTCGAGATATGAACGGTAGTCCTCGTCAAACTGGGAAAACAACATCGGATAGGGCCTGCTGTAGGAGATGCCCGCTATGCCGTGGACCTCACCATCAACCTCGCCAACCCACGCACGGAAGCTGACCGCGCTATTGGGATAATACTTCGCAACGTCTTCGCGCTCGGCGGGACGTATTACTAGCCTTCCTCCATCTCCGCAGTCGCTGCGAGGAGGGTCACAGGTAGTGGTGCTGTCGCTTTCAAACATATCCTGCTGTCCGTATCCCAATTGCCCGGAAACTCGAAACTCTCTTCGTCGTACTGAGCCCAGATCACATCCGTAACGACCGCATCGTACTTCTCGGTCGATGGCATGTTGTCCATCGTATCGAAGTCAGGGCCGAACTGGAGTGATAGCGGGTGGGTGTTCTGGGCAATCACCGATATTTTGTCGATCCGCTTGCGCATGCCCAGACTGACAGAGCCGTCCTTCAGCGCATGCACCAGCTTCGTCGTCTTGTAGCGGGCCTCGTAGGACAGGCCGACGACGTAACCGGCGGTGTAGGTGTAGGTGATGGCTCCCCCCGAAACCGTCGCCTCACCGCCGTAGACCCCGTCAGCCCAGACCTTCACCGTCTCACCCTCAAGGTGGCTCAATCCGGTGATGGTGCTACCGCTGCCGGTCGCCGTGACGAAACTGTCCAGTTGCTTGTTCAGGGTGCCGCCCTCCGTCTCGCTCTCGAGCGCCCACTTCTCGTGATACCTGCCGCTCGTCCTGCTAACCTGATAGTAGACCTCGTCCTCGACGCTGCCCGGTAAGATGCAAACGTCCTCGATCAGGCCGTCTGTATCGACCGTAGACCAGCACAGCACATCCTCACGCCGGTCGAACGTCAGGATCGCAACAGTCCCGTCCGAGCGGACGCAGTGGAGCCTGACCTCTGGCTGCTGCTGGATCGCCATCTTGACGATCTCTGGCTCGCCGATCTCAGGCACGAAAGGAGCAATCTCCTTGGCCGTATAATCAAATGCGCTGCCGTCGAAGCTCGCGACGTAAACCCTCGTCCCGCCATACTGCAGGTAGATCACATCCGTATCGACAATCACCGGCTGAACGTCCGCAGCACCCTGCTGAGACCGCGACTTCAGGTTCACGTTGAGCGCAGTCAGCGGCTCGTCCAGAGATGAAGACCGGGCGGTGAACAGCGTGCCGTTCGTCGCCAGAACGAGCCTCTCGGCTGGCAACATCCAAACGACGTTATCCACAGGCCCGCGTGCAATCGTCCTGCTGATCGGCCCAGCGTCGCCAATATATTCGCTGTCGAAGCTTTCGTAAGCGTCAGAGACCGAGCCGATGAAGCGGTTCTTTCCACCCCACCACAGCCTGCCCTCGTACAGACAGACGGCAGACGGCCAACCCCGGTAGGGTGACCATATGCCCTCCTCCCACTTAGTCGTCGCATCGACCGTACCAAAGTCGCTGATGATCCCAACAGCGGCCACCGTGTCGCTCGTGATCGAGTTGATGCGGCAGATACCCGTCTGAACCCCGGACGCCCAAGAGATGGTCACCTCTGCAGTCCCTGAAGTGTACTCTCCAGCCTTGATGCCAAGCCGGTAGTACATGACCTGATTGTCGAGCGTGTCGTCATATGACAGCGATGTGTTTGCCTGATAGGTGCCGCTGGGCGCGTCGATCCAGTCCCCCGGCTCCGCAACAGAATACTGCAGCGTAACCGTCCCTGCCCACGTTCCAGCAACCGAAACGGCAAAGGACCGCGTGTCATCCACGCCGACCACCTTGATCGGGTCAGTGAATTGGTTCTGCGCCGTGAGATCGGCAGTCTGGGTCTGCCCTGTCTGGGTCAGCTTGAACAGCGATCCAACGTGGCTTGATCTGAAGAATGCAGCCGATGCCGTCAGCGTGGTGTCAGCCTCCACCGCTGCAGGCGTCAGTGTGATCGGCCCGAGGTTCTGAACCCTGAATGGGCCATCCTCCGGCTCGTAGAGCACTAGAGACCAGCTATCCGTCGCTCGGCGCTCGATGCGGCGCTGCTGGTAGCCGTAGCAGGCGACAAACAGAACATCAGCGCTCTGCTCCCACCTGACCTGCCGAAGGTCTGCCGTCAGCCACGGTGCCGTCAGTTCCATCGCCCCGGACGAAGCAACCGCAACGCTGTCCACCAGCATCTCGCGCTTCTCATAGTTGAAAAGATCGATGAAGAAGTTGCCGGTCGGCGTGAAGGCGAGAGAGTGGCTGCCCGTCCGCAGGAGCGTCTCGGTGATATACTGCTCGCCGCCTGCCGCCGATCCGATTCGAAGGAAGACCGGCCCGCGCTCGATCACGATGTTGGCCGCGTGCCGGATGCCCGCCTGATTGACCGTCACCTCCTGCCTGCGCTTTGCTGCCGAGGTTCCCGATCCGATCAGGGAGAGATAGCCGCCGGTCTTCCACGCAGAAGTCGCCGAGGCTCCATCCTCGTCGCTCCAACTTGCAACGTCGCTCGTGAAGGTGCCGTTGGTAACAGCCGCCGTGACCGATGCCCGCGTCACCAGAGCGTCGTCCACCCAAACCCGCATCACCATGTTCGTCAGTTCGATGCGGGCCGTGTCGTCGGTCGCAGCCACGAATGGGATGCTGACCGACCGAAGGTTGCTTTTCGTCGCCCCGGTGTATTGCCACCCTGTGCGCAACTGCATGCTGCCCAGCTTCCGGGGCATCCAGTTGTTCATTAGTTCCGCACTGAACTCAACGCGAGCGAAGTCCGTTCTCGCCAAGGCAAGCGGGGATACAAGTCCACGGTTGAATGCCAGAAGGCTCTTGCGCATCAGACGCCCAGCCTTCCGCGCTCGCGGTTTGAAGAGGCACCGTTGCGCCGCGCTGAGACCCACGAACCTTCGGGAAGGAACTCGGTCGGCTTGTTCATCGCATCGAGAGACTTCGCGTCGCGCTTGGCTACGTCGTAGCGGCTGTTGACGTAGCCGATGATGTCCTTGTCCTGCGTCAGGTTGCCGACGATCTCCCTCGCCAGATAGGCCTCTACCAGCTTGCCGAAGTGCGTGCTCCACAGCGAGACATCCCCGCCATAGCTCGTGCCGTTCGAAACCCACCGGACGTAGATCGTCTGAAGGTCGCAGTACCAGTAATGACGCTCGTCGGAATAATTCAGCAGGGGCACCCCAAAATACTCGTCCTCGCAGATCGCCGTAGGGCGGATCATGTCGGTCGGCTGGGTGAAGGCGTAGGTGTAGCCGAAGTCAGGCTCTAGCGAGGGTGTGTAATCGATCTGGCCGGTGCGCGTGGCGAAGGACCACTGCCCCGTCTCTAGGCAGTAATTGATGGCGTCAGCCCACGCAGCATCGATCAGCCGGATGCGCTCGTTGTTCTCGGTCAGGGACGCAACCTTGCGGGTCTTGCAGAGCCTCAAAGCGCCGTTGTATATCGTCAGCTTGTCGGACATCGCATACTCCAATATCCCGTACTACAATCGCGTTGTTGAATAGCAGTATTGCCGCCAAAAACCACCCCCGTCGCAAAACGCTAAGAAGGTGCCGTTGGTGGGCAGCGTCGTGCCGAAGTCTGCCCCGCCGGGTATGGCTAGTGTGACATTGCCGCCGCTGACATTGCTGACTGCTACACCTTCACCGCTGGCAAACCCAGTGGCAGGGAAAGTTAAAGTTATACCGGACGTCACGATAAGAATGTTAGTGCCGATAGTGCTAGTGTTTATTGTATGGTTGCCCCCGAGGACAGCCTGCCCGTTAGATTGCACGCCCGGATGGTTCGACAAATCCGCAAACGAACCAGATGTGGCGACGGTTGCCAAGCCGGAAACGTCTGCCGCCGGAACACTCGCAGCCGCTGTAAACACAGACGTGCCAGCACCTTTCAC